TATTATCTTTTAATTTTATAGGTATAATAAAATTAATAAAAAGATCATCATTAACATTTCTTTCTAAAAAATAATCATTATTCAGTTCTTTAATATCTCCATTGATATAAACCCGTAACCATAATTCTTTATCATCAATAAAATTATCATAAACATCAATTTGAAACAAATTTGTAACATTTTCTACTATAAATTGTCTTATTACAACTTGTTGACTTTTAGTACTAACGGTTTCCCATCCATTTACAGATACATAATCAGTCAAATTACTGTATTTTCTTAAAAACCCATTATCAGTTTTTACTTGAGTAACTAAATTGTTAGTGTTTGTAAATACAAAAGTATCTTGTAATAAATTAAATTCAAAAACTATATCTCCACTATTAACAATATTTCTATAAGATAAACCAAACCCTAATTCAGAATCAATTGTTTGTGAGCTTTCTTTATAACTGAAAATTTTATTTCCACTAAATTGCGAAAAAGGATAAACATTTAAATCAGTAAAAGCAACTCCATTGTTATCGTACATATCAAATAACGGAGCTTGATTGATTTTATTTTTTTGTTGACAAATCTTCCATTCTTTTCCGTTATAATACAATGATTTACTTTTATATGATTTTCCTTCTCTAACTAACACAGTCTCATTTTCAATTGGATTAGTATCAGATTCTTCAATAAGGGTAATTTGAGTACTATTATTAACTGTAATAAATTTTACTTTAAAAATTTTACCTTTAACTAATACATCGTTGTCAGCTAAAAAAAGAATCCTAATACCTTCGGTTAAATCAACTCCATCAATGTTATACCCAATACTTCCTTCTATTGTAGAAAAAACATCTGTCGTTACATCATCTACCAACCAAACATCATTTTTTGCAACTGTTCCAAATTCAAACAATTTTAAATTTTTTTCAAATTCAATTATTGGTCTTTTTGCTCGTAAATTCTGATCTATTTGGATAGGCTGGCTATTAATTTTTAATGATTGTTCTATAACATCAATATGAAACCATCTGTTATACTTGCTCCATAAATTTCCATCTATTGAACCTCTATTAATTGTTATATAATCTTTATCTACAGCATATCCTAAAGCTTCGCTATATGGATATTGATCAAACCCGTTATCATCAAAGGGTATTTCAAAGTCATCTACAAATAAACTAGACAATTTTAATCTATTTGTATCTATCAGCTCAATTTTATCTCCGACACCTTCTACATAATATTCGCCAGTACTAAATTCTTCTGGAAACACATTTCCTGCAAATTCAACCTTCATTCCATTTGATAATTGAAATCCACCACTTGTTAAATATGTTTTTTTTCCTAAAATTTCTTTCTCTACATTTATTTCAGTATTTTCTACAATGTCAAATATTTTTATAATACCTGACAGATTTGGATCGTCTTTGGAAATATAAAAAAGATTATCAGGCGCTACTTCAGGAACAACAAATTCTATTATACCATCATCAACAAAATCGTCTACAATTTCTAAACCATCTCTATCAATTTTTTTAATACCATTGGAATAAATTAATGATGAATTATATTCAGAATCAATTTCTTCACCTGGTGTAAATGTTATTCTAGAAACAAATGCAATAGGATAATTTGGCGTATTAATATCAAATCTATAAGTTTGTCCCCGGTATAAGGTAAGACTTGGATTATTTGTTAATCCATCTGGAGTAAAAATATATGTAAAATTATCATCATTATCTCGCAAATTAACAGAATACTCGCTTACTACTTCTCTTGATTGACCAGAAATAGTAATTACTTCTGGTCCGTTCGGTAACCAATAATATTCTCTAAAATTTATAAATTTATCCCAATCGATATGGGGATTCCACGCATAATATTCTTGACTGTTCAGAACACTATGATTTAAATTTCCATGTCTAATTTTAATAAAATTAATATAATCATTGTAATCTGCAAAAAAATTAATATTGTTTAGATTATCTTTAGATATAGTAACTGGCTCTAACTGATAATTTTGTCTATCTGATGTTATATCATTTATATAATTGTCATCTGCCACAAAAGCTTTTGCATTTTTTTTACCATAAAAACCATTTATTTTTTCAACAACGCCAGGCTGAACCATTTGATCTAATGTTGCATTTAAAAACTTTTTGTTAAAATCTGTTCTAAAATATTTTGGTAAATGATTTACTGTTTCTCGTCTAGGTGAATCATTTGCCGGCAATGCTGGATCTATTTGATTATCTTTATACGCCATTAACTATCCTTATTATGAAGATTGTATTCCTATATTTGCTGAATAAGAACTAACAACAACTGCTCCTGTTGCTTTTATTTTATCTGCACTAATTTCATCAATAATTTCTATATCACTTACTGTTGCTCCGCTAATTAATAATTCATCATCTTCACATTTTATTTGATAAAGACTTCCGTATACCTGCTCGCTTTGAACAGGTACTATTAATAATGTTGTAATATCTGGAGCCATTTCTTTAATTATATAAGCAGATAATTCAGAAAAATAAAATGTTTCTCCAAAATCCCAATTTGTTAAAGAAAAAAATTGATTTATAAAAGTAACTATCCTAGACTTTACTTCATTATCATTTAATACTAATTCAGGATTTTTTATTACTTTAAATGTTACTTGTAATGACTCATCTGCTTTACTTCCAAAAATTATTCTATATTTGGCAGGATGATATATTAGCTCATCGGTAACTGATTTGATAGAATTTAATTGATTACCATAACTTACATAAAGTTGATCACTTGATAATGGCAACGGTTTTGTTGTAATAGTATTATTCAAATATTTTCTGAATTGCGTATCATAATCTAAAGTTAAAACATAAACATCTATGATATTTGTTTGACTAGGATCAATACGTGCAGATTGGTCAGCTGCATGTTCATATTGAAAAATTAAATTACTTCTACCTAGAAATGCTTTATAATCAACTATTGTATCTAGTAAATTTGTATTTTTATTAAATTTTTGAAATATATTTGTGTCAATGTAATAAAATACCTGATTATTATCGTATTGGCTTAATGGTCCTACATTATTTTTTGTCTGTAAAACTAAAATTTCATTATTACTATTAGAAAAATGCTTATATCTTTCTACTCCATTTACTGAAAGATATTTTTTTTGAAATATAAAAGAATTTAATCCATTGTTATAACTAGGATTTACAATCTCCTCAAACATACTTTCATCATCGGATATTCCGTCATCGTCGCTATCAAAGAATTCAACTGCAACCTTATCGCTTGTTACATAACCTAATTCGTCCCTATAAGATTCCATAATTTGCCAATCAAAATTTTGAGTAAAATTTTCTTTTCCTTGTAAATCATTATAAAAAGGCAAGGTATTAATTGACAGCACTGAAATTTTATCTTTAATAATTTTTCCAGTTCTATTATCATAAATTTTATCTGATTCGTCAAAATAAAAATTTACTTCATTTTCACTTTCAAATATATATCTAGCAGCTCTGTGCTCAACAACATATATATCTTTTGTCGTTGTAAATTTAATTATCCATGTCGAATCTAATTTCTGACCAGTACTATCACCTGCTTTTCCTTCATTATAATTATCTGCAACATTTAAATTTTCTTCTTTAATAATTGCCCATTTAGCAGTAGTTCTATCAAATCGTAAACCAAATGTTTGATAAGCTAAGATTAACGACACTACTTCTTTCTTTACATCGTCAGTAAGTATTTGAGATACAAAAGGTCTGATTTCAGCTAATATTGCACCAGTAGGAATAAAATCATTTAATAAAACTGGGCCTTCTCCGTTGTCTAGTTCTGCTGTTCCATCATTTTGAAATTTAATACATTTTACCCATTTATAACGTGTTGAATTCTTGTAATTTGCATCACCAATTTTTAAATTTCCTTCCGGATCAAAATGCATACCATCTGGCGGTACAAATTTTAATAAACTATTAGCCCTAATAAATTTTAATATAGATTGTGTAAAAGTTCCTAAAACTTGTCTTATTCCAGATTGATTTTGTAAATAACCAGTAAAATAATTTACATCATTATACACATCAACCCATGACAATCCTTGATCTACATATGGAATAGCAGAAACAACATGAAAATAATAATTTTTCGTTTCTGTTGCTCTCAATAAAGGATTAATTTGATTCAATAACACTTTTTCAACATCTAAGTTAGTTTCAAAAGTAAAATTAAATTTTCTTGTAAAAATGTCTTTAAACAAAATTCCGTCTGTAGCAAATAAGTTTGTTTTACTATATTTTCCTGTTGCATCTTTTAAATCAATATATCGTGAAATACCAGACGATAACCTGTTAATACTCTTAGTTTTAACAATTTTTGTACTTGCTAATAATGGTCCAATCTGATAGTCTTCTGCTGTAATTAACCGATTTTGAGTATAATAACTCATTGGTGCTCTTTGTTTTATCGAATCATTAGATTCTGCTATAGACGCATTATCAACAGTATACTGCAGTTCTAAAACTAAATTTAATGTTTCAATTTTTCGACTTGTACTTATATAATCAATTGAGATACCTATACCTAACATATCTCTTGGATTAATTACTAAATTTGAATTTCGACTTGTGCGATAATAAACTCTAAAATTACCTTGAGGCAGAGCGCCAAAAGTTCCATCTGAAAAAATTAAACTAATTCTATCATTTACCCTTGTTAATACGGAATAAATATTTCTTTCATTTTTTCCAACATCATTATAAATTATATTGTTGCCTTCAATTGCATCAACTTTTTTCCATAATTCATTTATTGAAGTATCTGGATTTAATGAATATAACCATACATCATCATTGTTAATATTAATAGAATCTATCGTTACAATTTGATTAGCATTTGGATTTTCTACTGTGAAATTTCCTGTATCTAAAGTACCTTGTTTAAACATAACAAAAAATCCAGTATTTGCACTTGCAGGTCCTATACCGTCTTCTCTGTATAAAAGGCTAAATTTATCTCCTGGTAAAGGAGCTTTTTCAATAATATCGTATGAAAAATCAACAGGAACTATTTCAAATCTAACTGTTTGACCATCAATTGATTTTGCAAAATTAAAAATAGGTAAATCTGTTTGCGCTGAATTTATTCTATATCTTTCTGTTAATAAATTACTAATTGTGTCGCTTTTGTACGGTTGGCCAAATTTATTATTAACATCAAATGCTGCATTTAAAACTCTTATATATTGCTCATACCAATTATTATTACTAGGATCATTCCAAATAATATTTTGTCCTTCTAAATTTAAATTGTTTGAATCAATAATACTTTCTGTTGTTCTTACACTGGTTATTTTTAATAATCCACTTGCACCAATATTTCTTTTAGGACTATAACTTAATAATCTTGCTAAACGTAATACACTTTCTCGACGCTCGGCTAACTCTAAAAAGTTTTCTCTAGCATTTAAATCAATCCTAAAAGATAAATTTTGTCCTAAGAATGCAATTAAATCTATTAACGCTATATATTCTGAACTTTCAATATAATCATTAAAATCTTCAGGATACTTTTCTCTCAGATAATTTATCATTACCCTGCGAAGACTGTCAAAATCATAACTTTGAAATTCTGCACTTGTATAACTTTGATATATTCTTTTCCAATCTTCGGCTACTAATAATCTATTTTGTCTATCAGTTGATGCCATATTAATTCCTTTAATGTATTTATTTGCAAATTAAATACGCATTTTACGATGCTAAAAATCCAGCTTTCCTATCAAATGCTAATCTAATTTTGTCCTGTATGTTATAAGGAAGATAAATTAAATCGCACTCAACTTGTATACCACTTTCATATTCATCTACAATTACACTCGCCATCTTAACCCTTGGATCACTTTTGATTATCCTGTTTACATTATCAATTATTAAATTCCTTAATTGCGGAGTTAAAGGTTCAAACAAAATATCCCATAAAATTGTACCAAACGTAGGGTCAGACAACTTTTCTCCTTGCCTAATATGGAAATGATTAATAATATCTTGTTTTATTAAAGCAAGATCATATAATTGAGAATTAGTAGCAGAATTAATAGTGCTTATGCCACGATAAGTTTTTGTTCCTGGTTTAAACCTTTGCGTTTTATTAGTATTTTTTATTGTAATATCTTTATAAAGGTTTGTTAGATTCATTATTTACCTTTCTTAAATGTATCGTCTTGGGCTCCTCCGTTAAATATTAAAGGAGTCTTTATTTCTTCTTGTTCGTATTTTATTGCAAATTCGCATGCATCATTTATAGAATTTGTACTATCTGTTTTGTCTGGATAAAAACTTTGTGGCTTTAAATTTTCATGACTAAAATACGGCTCATGCATAGGAATCCTAACAGGAATAAATGTATGATGGGCACACTCCGGTAATAACGCATCAATTGCTGGTTCAGCAGTATCTGCTGTAACCCCATTTGATCCTTTAGCTGATACACTTCCAAAATATGGCATTTTACTCATATTATTAGTTGCGGCATTATATTCATTACTTGCGCCAGCTGTGATATAATTAATATTACCTGCTTTTATATGATTAGCATTCATTGCTGTTATATAACAGACTTTTGATTTCATTACGGCAGTAGTATCAGCATAAATTCGCATATTTAATCCTGCCTTAATATGCATATTTTTGCCTGTAAACTGTCGAAAATCATCAACTGACTTTTGATCAAAAGTTGTATCGGCAAGATGTAATGTTGCTTTATTTGAATGCTGATGTATATTATTTTTTGCTAACAAGAAAAAATCTCTATCAATAGTTGTATGACTATCTTGCGAAACTTCTAATTTAAAATCTCCAAGCTTAGGATGTGTTCCTACTTTCCAATATACATCTCTACTTACATCTATGTACAAATTATCACCTGGTTGCTCTACTGTTGGTAAATCTTCAAAACTATCCCATTTCCATGTTCCGTCTTCGTTTTTTATACCTAGTTCGGGCCTTAATGCTGGATCTTTTTTAACTTCTGCTGTACCAACTTTCCAATGGGTTGCATTACCAGATTCTAAACGCATTTGTTCTCTGGCTTTTATATTAACATTTCCTGATGCTTCTAAGTTAATATCTCTATTTGCCTTTAAATTAAAATCAGTTTCTGAATGAATACTAACACTATCATCTGTATAAATGTCAATTTTTCCATTACTTGTTAATTCTATCCATGCATTACCTTGGGCATTAATTATATAAATTAAATCTTCTGTATTATGCATTAAAATTTGATGCCCAGTTCGTGTACGCCACCTTGTGAGTTCATTATGTGGCAAAGCAACATCGCCATCTGTTTCTCTTTTTTCAACATAAGCATATTCTGGCGGATCTGTATTTGCAGGTTTTTTCCTAAGGATTTTTTCATCACCGTCATCCATTACAAAGCTAGTACCACCTAATCTACTAAAAGGTATATTTGTTTCGCCAAACTTTTCACCGTATCTAGCTTTGGGTTTTCCGCTACGTCTATCAGGGTGCCCCGGACTACTTATTCCTAAAACCATACTAGGAACTTCTCTTCTAGCACTTGAAGTAGTAGTTCCTCGAATTTGATCTACAATATTTTCATCCCATTTAGTTAATCCCTGATGCTCTAATGTATCAGCCCTATCTTTATCTACAGATTTGATGTATTGAGTAGGATCATTGCCTGTTCCTGTTTCTAATAATTTATTGTATTCTCCAACAGGAACAATCTTACCGGTATATTTTCCATCTGGATCATTGCTGTAAGTTGTTGATGCATTGCCTGGCATCATAAAATTCATATATTTGTCTTGCAAACAACCTATCCAAAAACCATACCCAAAGTTATTTTCTGCCATTAATACTAGAACTTTTACATTTAAATCAGGCGGAACACCCCAAAAACCATAACTTTTTTGCGTATAATCAAACCCAAGATTATTTGTAACTCCTTTTCGCGGTGTATTGCCCATAAATGGACTTACATATGAACAAGGTATATAATATCCAGTACTCTCTCCTGGACTACCAGCTTCTGTTGTTTTTAAAATTTCAACTTCAATAGAACCCATATATTCTGTATCTAAATGATTTGTAACCCTGCCTACATATGGTCCGACACCAGTCATCCATGATGGTTTTGACCCTCTAGAATATTGGGTACGAGATCCTTGACTTGCCATTACAAATATCCTCCAGAATTAATTACACGAAAATAATCAATTTCGTCTAACGTTCGCATTATACCTTTTTGCGGATCTGCTTTTTGTTTTGTATCAATACCTTCTTGATTCCTTATCCTAATCATTTTTAATTTTTGAGTAAATTGTCCTTCAGAAAAACTATGTACTACTGATATAACCTGATATATACCGCTATAGGCAGCAGTGTCTTCTAATCCAACTCCATTAAAATCCATAAATCCTTTATCAGCATTTGTATCAAATGGTGTTCTAAAATTTACAATTATATGCACTTCGCTGTCTTGGTAATTCATAGTTCCATCTGCATTTACATTAATAAACTCTTTACTAGGTATTGCATGAAAGTTACCATACCCACTATCAGTTATAAAATAAGGATCACCCCATATAGTCATAGTAGTGTTTACTAAATCAACCGGACTATTTAGAAGCGCATCATTAAAATCTCTTGCAACGCCTGTAGTTAGTTTATCCGGTTGCCCTCCGCCAACTGCTCCTGTTTGCGTCTTTGGACTTTCTTCCGTTGATCTACTACCTGACGCAGAATCTGTAGAAACATTACCCAGTACAGGAGGAGTATGTTTTTGGGTAGAAACTCCTGCCCTTGCATCTTCCTCGTAACTTTTAATACTACCTTTATCAACTCCGCCAAAAGGTTGTGCTGCAAGATAAAATGCTTTATTGAAATTAATATCAAATTCAAGAACATTATCATTTACACCTGTAAAAATATAATTATATTCTTTGGCACACTGCTTTCGCAATGCAGCGGTAACACTTGGTTCTGAACTAGACTGGTATCTACTAATATGGGCTTTGTACGGTACAACCCTGTAAATGTATAATCTTGGTGGTTTTCCTGTATTTGTTTCTTGAGGTTTATCTTTTAAATTATATACTTCTATATCAACCCTAAACCAAGGTATCATACCATTATGGTCTGGTTTTCCATCTGCAATTGTCCTACCATAATCACTTAAAATTACTACTTCTTCAATAATTTCTTGTATAGTTGTTCCAGTTTTGAAAGTTAAAGTAGATAAATCATCACTTACCTGTATTTTTCCTCTTTCAAATATTCCGTCCTTGTCGTCTAATTCCGTAAATCTTGGGCGACCAAATGGTTTTTTCGTTCCATCCAAAAACGAATCAACTAATTTTCCCTTACCAATTACATTATTTGTTTCAGCTGATTCGGCGAATGTTCTTGCTATTTCTCCTAAATTACTCCTATTGACGGTAACACCTAAAATTGTTTGATCTGGAGTATCTAAATCATCAACAAATTTTCCTAGACTTGCAGTATCTTTTTCATAGACAGAAGATTGATATAAATCAGTTGTTTTTAAAGCACCGGGACTTTTATAATATAATCTGGTTGTTTTTGTACCATCATTATTAGCCGCTTCTCCAACTTTAAATGTATAATCTGTTGCTTCCTTAGGAAAAATTATAACATATTCATTTGCTGTTGTAATTTCTTTTTTGCGCCTTCTCTCTTGCTCTCTAGAATTAATAATAGAATGTAAGCTATCTGCTCCTGTTTGCAAAATTTCTTTTACTGTTCTACCAGTTAATTTTACATCAGCTTTTAATGCCTGTACTTCATCTAATTGTCCTTGTTCAGTCCATGGAATTGCTTTGACATTATAAACACTACCGCTTTCTGTAACATTAAAATTAATATCAACAAATTTAATAGGCAACATCCTACGTAAATGTTTTTTTTCTAAATAATTTCCATCACTATCCCAACCTTTAAATTCAACAGTTAACAAAAAAGGTGCTTCAAGATAATTTGACATTTCTCCTCTAGCCTTCTGTGCTGCTACTTTTAATTCTTGTAAAAAAAGTCCCATGCTATAAGGTTCAGTAACATTAAAAGAAAGGCTTGTTGCATTTGATTGTTTCGTTTTCCTATTATGAGTAATCAAACTATTAATTTCTACATTATCTATAAAAAACTCAACTTTACCAAGTGCTGCTTCTGGAGGTGTATCAACACCATCTGCACCTCCGCCAGATCTTAAAATAACTATCTTAGGGTCTGCTTTCCTGTAAGTTTCATTTGGTGCAGCGGTTTCTTCATCTGACAACGCACTTAAAGTAAAAATATAATTATAACTAACAAAGTCATCTAATTCATTTGGAAAAGGTAAGGTAGGTTGAGCAATTGGCGTATCTTCGTTACTGTCAACATTGGTTGTTGCGCCTGTTTGAGAATTTGTATTATTTGAAACTACTTGTATATCTGTATCGGCCATGTTAACCTAAATATTTTACTAAATTTGACAGTTTTGGTAATATAATTTCTACTCCAGCCTCAATATCATAAACAGGATCTTGTATTACATCCATATTACGCTGAGCAAAAATCCACCACAGCCCATGATCTCCATACAAATCGTAGGCAAGTAAATCTGGTCTATGAGTATACTGCGGCTGTATTGTATATCTAATATCATCTGATTCAGCCGGGACAGATCGAATTTCTAAAATATCAAGATATGTTCTATTAACAATTTCAGTCTTGGTCCAAGGACTGTTATTTTTATATTTTGCCATTAGATAAATCCATACGTGCTTCTAGTTAAGCTTCCACTAATAAAGCTTTTTAAGCTAAATCGTTTTATATTCCTTCTGCTATACATCGGTATCAATGTTACAGATAATGTACTTTTAGTTGGAACATGAGTACCAACCCTTCCAACTCTTTTTACAAAAATATAATCAATATCTGATGCTAATTCAACTGTAAAATTACTTACAACAACTGGAACATCATGAAAAACATATTCGCCGTACCCGTTTAATTTTATTACCGGAGGAGGAGCACCTACATTAGGCGTGACTCCATAAGCCATCTTTGTAACACTCCTTAAATAATGTACCATTGCAATCCAATATTTTCCGTCCTCCATTGTTTCAACTGTAAAATCTCCTGTAATTGTGATATTATCTACCTGCGAATTTTGATAAGCATAAAAAGGATAATTACTATGTACAGGTTTAATTGGAGTGTAAGATGCAGAATTAGATAAAATTATAGACGGAGTATATGGAAAAACTAAATGATTATCAGTTAAAGTAAATGGTTTCATAATTGCAGCATCGCTAAATCCCGGAGCAATACTAAGCCTTACTCTCCAATCTGCTTTTTGCGAATCTGATGCACCCCATGTTGCAGAATCTTCACTGCCATCTGTTTCAGGTTCTCCGCCAATTGGCAACCCTACTGATCTTAAAAATTGTCCAAACGAAGATTCTGAAACAGTATCAATTATACCATTTCCAACATTTGTTGCTGTTTCGCTTGCTGAATCCCATGCAGATCCAAGTAATTCTTTTCCTGAATCAACTGCACCAGAAATAGCTTCTCCTGCTGCATCTGCATACGGATCTAAATCAATCTCATATGGATTTCCGCCAGTATTTGTAGGCGAAACGCCATTTAATAAATTTTCTCTAACTCCCATTAGAATAAACTCCTTTAAAGTATTTATTGACTTTTTTAACCACATATATTATAATAAAACATTATTTTGGAGACTAAATGAAAAAAACAAATTATCTTAATAATAAAGGTATATTATTAGAAATACATAAAAGTAAAAACACATTTTGTAGCTTTAGTTTGCCAGAATATCATCAATTTGATGC